CGGCCTCTAATACGACTCACTATAGGGGTTGGGCGAGTACGGGCGTCGCGAAAACGCTCCGGAGTGCGCCAAGAGTTCGCACTACGGTGCAAAGCATTGACGGCCGGACGCGAAGTTCCGCTACGCACGGAAGGTCAGCGCGCTTTGATAAAAACGCGCATGAGCGCGAACGCTATCGCGCGAAAAGTTGGCCTTGCGGCAAGCAGCGTAGCGCGATGGCGCAACGGCGAAACAAAGCCGAAGGCCGAAGTGCGCCGAATGCTTTTGACCGAATACGGGATCGCTGTCGAACTCTGGGAAAACAACCTACCCAAAGGTTCAACGATGAAACTTCCCAAGCTCGCTCGCGGAACAAAGACGCCGGCGCAGATCGCGCAAATCGAAAAAGAAAACGCGGAGGCGCGCGCGGCAAGCGAAGAGCATGACGACGTTACGAAGCCAAAGAAGCGCGCAGCCAAACCAAAGAATCCATATCCGGTCGCACCTCCGGACGGCGCTCCGATTATCGAACACATGAGATATTCGCTCAAGTGCGTGCGAGTCGATCTTCGCAAGCCGGATGCAACGGCGTCAGAAAAGTCAAAGTTGCGCGCAGACGAAGCCCGCACATTGAACTACCTCGCGAAGATGGAACGCGAAGAGGAGTTACGCGAAGACAAGTACGTGAAGAACCATCCATACTTCCTAGCGCACTGCGAAAAGATTTTACGTGCGCTAAGACCGTTTCCCAAGGCGTCGAAAGCAGTCGTCAAAGTATTGAAAGAGAAGTGATCCAATGACCGAAAAGACAGACGAACAAAAAGCACAAGACATCATTGATGGGCATCGACACCCGTTCGGCGACGACGGCAACGGCGACGACGGCCCACGCGTATTCCGTGACGACGAAGTGCACGAAGACGACCCGGACCAACGTCCGATCACGTCGATTCTTATCACGCCGCACAGAGGAGACGATGACTCGGGACGCGCGCAACTCGCCAGGCGCGCCTCGAGGTTTCACGATCGGCTACACTGGCGAACGGAGAATGGTGCAAGTGGCAAGCTCGATCGATTGCTCGGACGGCGAATCAAAAACTAAAACATGACGACTTCGACCGCGGAGGAAATCGGAAGGGCGTCCGATACCTCCAAAAAGATAAAGGCCCTGGATACGTTCGACGACATGCTAGCGCGGCTATTGGCTGCGCAAATCCGCGTGACGTCGCGTGTATCCTGGCCTTCGTCGAAGTACGCAAAAGACCCCGTCGCTTTCTTCGTTGAAATCCTAGGCGTAAAACCTTGGGCAAAGCAGATCGAAGTAATCGAGGCGATACGCGATAACCTACGCGTGGCGGTGAAGTCCGGACACAAAGTCAGCAAGTCGCACACGGCTTCCGGCATTGCTCTTTGGTTCTATTGTTCGTTCGCGGATGCTCGCGTGATCATGACGTCCACGACGGCGCGCCAGGTGGATGACATCTTATGGCGCGAAGTGCGCATGATGCGCGCACGCTGCGGACTTTGCTACGACTGCAAAGAGGAAAACAAAGACCGGTTGCCCACCGAAAAGATCACGGTCCCTTGCGAGCATTCGTCATGGATTGACGGGCAGATAGGAGAGATGGCGCGCACCGGATTGAAGTCCGATGACTTTCGCGAGATCAAAGGTTTCACCGCGCGTGAGGCGGAAGCGGTCGCCGGCATTTCGGGCAAGAACCTGCTTTACATTCTGGACGAAGCGAGCGGCATTCGGCAGGAGATTTACGAAGCGATTGAAGGCAACCGCGCGGGCGGCGCGCGTGTCGCATTGTTCTCGAACCCAACGAAGACAACGGGCGAGTTTTACGACGCGTTCAACTCAAAAGATCGCTTCTATTCGACGCACACGATTAGCAGCGAAGACACGCCAAACGTTCGGTATGGCGACGACGATCCACGCGCGATTCCGGGCCTCGCCGGGCGAACGTGGGTCAACGAAAAGAAAGAGGAATGGGGGGAGGACTCCGCGCTTTATAAAGTGCGCGTCAAAGGTGAGTTCGCCGAACTCGAGGAAGGAAAAATCTTTTCCATCCACACGATCGCGGAAGCGGAAGCGCGATGGAAGAACACGCTAGCAAAGGGTCGCCTGCGAATCGGACTAGACCCCGCGGGATCGGGTCCGGCGGGCGACGAAAGCGTATGGTGTCCGCGGCGAGGTCAGCGCGTAGGGTCGTTCATTGCGAAGCGAGGGCAGACCGCCGAAGCGATTTTGATGCATACGCTCGGCATGATCCGCGCGATGAGACTTCCGCGCGAAATCCCCGTCGTCGTGCTGGACCGCGAAGGCATGGTCGGCTCGGAAGTGCACGGAGTTTTCCGTGCGTATTTGGCAACGCGTGACGATCCAGAGTTTGAACTGCTTGTCGTTCGCGCGTCGGACGGCGCGCACAAGGACCCGCTGGTTTACGAACGGCAACGCGATTGCATGGCCAACGAAATCCTAAAGTTCTTCCGCGAGGGCGGCGCCATCCCATCGGACGCAAAGCTAGCGAAGGAGTTGCACGCGTTCGAATGGATTGAAAACGAACGAAAGTCGCGCGTGAAGATCACTTCAAAGAAGGATATTCGAAAGGAGTTGGGGCGTTCGCCGGACCGTTACGACGCGCTTGCGCTTGCCGTTTGGCAACCGGACAACGAAGGCGACGGGCAGTCGTCGCGGAAAACCACTTATGAAGATCCCGCGCCTCCGGTGCACATTGATCCGTACTCCGAAGGAATCGACCCGTACGCGTAGCGTTGTGCGAAAGCTTGCCGGCGTGGCATACTTCGGGCTATAGGGCGGTTAGGCATGCGAGGGGTAGACGCGATGAATGGTGGGCTTACGAGATAGGATAGCAGCGCTTCTAGGCGTTTCAGCATTCCAGAACTCCCGGATAGCCACGTCGGTTGCTCCGAAGGAATCGACGATCGCGCAAATCCGCGAGGCGAACGGCGGCCATCTTTCGATCGTCCCGAGTTCGAAAACGCGTTGGTATCCGAAGGATCTAGAATCCGCGGAGTACGCCACGGACGTTGGAAACCTTGCTCCGGCCGCGCGCATCATGCGCGCCGCTCGTAAGGACGGCGTTTACTCCGGAGTGCTCTCGACGCGCACCGGCGGACTTGTGCGGCTTCCTATTCGCTTCCGCGGCAACCCTGAAATCATCGAGCCACTAAAGCGCGGCAACGATGAAACGCGCGGCATCTTTGAAGAGATGTTCCCCGCCGCGGAACTCGCATTACTCGCCGCCGACGGTTTGGAACTTGGCGTCGGAGTTGCCGAAATGGTGCCCGTAAAAGGTCGCGAGTATCCCTTGATGGTGAGACTCGATCCGGAGTTCCTTAGCTACCGGTGGAACGAAAACCAGTGGTACTACAGAAGCATCGCGGGAATGCTTCCGATTACCCCGGGCGATGGTAAGTGGATCTTGCACATGCCCGGCGGACGCGTGTCGCCGTGGTCACATGGACTTTGGCGCGCCATCGCTCGCGCGTACGTTCGAAAAGAACATGCGCTGATGCACGCTGACAACTGGATGGCGAAGCTCGCGAACTCCGCGCGAGTGGCGTACTCGCCCCAGGGGGCAAGCGAAACGCAGAAAGCGACATGGTTTCAGCAAGTCATGTCATGGGGACAAAATACGGTGTTCGGCTTGACGCCGGGATACGAGGTCAAAGTCCTCGAGTCCAACGGCCGCGGGTACGAAGCGTTTCGCCAGGCTATCGAAGATCAAAACAATGAGTTCGTGATCGCGGTTGCGGGACAGAGCGTAACGACGGACGGCGGAACGGGCTTTTCAAATCAAGACGTTCACAAGTCGATCCGCGCCGACTTGATCAAAGAGACGGCCGACGGGCTGGCGCACACGATCAACACGCAGGGCTTGCCACAGTGGGTCATAGACAACCATGGCGAAGAGTCGCTTTCACCAGGCGTGACGATTGAATGGGACGTGACGCCGCCGCAAGATCAGGCGGCGGAAGCGGGGGCGCTCGCAACGACTGCGCAAGCTATGAAGCAACTCACGTCGGCGCTTGCAACGCACGGAATGAAACTCGACGCGAAGGCAATCGCGATCGGGTTCGGGATCCCCGTAATCGATTCCGAAGGCGACGGCGAAGCGATGCTTTTTGAAGTGTCACTTAGCGAAGCGTTAGACCTTGCGAACGGTGTTGGACTTCGGCCGACGGCGGCGGCGGTGCGCGCCATCGTAGAGAACGCCGGCATAGAGTTGGAAGACCAGCCGGAGGGCGAGTCCGCGCCTAGAGCTCTGGAGCTGGCGCCCACGGACGTAGCGAAGTTTGTGAAGGTTATTGAGGGCCGTGCGTCGCAAGGCTTGCCACCGTTCGGTGACGAACGCGATGGCATGACGATCTTCGAACTGGCCGCGATGACGAACGCTGATGCGGACGTAGAAGTCGCGGAAGGCGAGGCGGAAGCGGACGCGGACGCGTCGATCGAAGTGACAGACGCAACAAGCGAACCGGCCCAACCGGTAGATAAGGCGACGACGTGAGCGTGCTACGAAAGCAAAGATTCGCGCCGCACGGGATGCTTGCGGTTCAACCCAAAGCATTCGGCGGACTCTTCGACGAAGTGCAACCAACGCCCGCCGAAGTGGACGCGGTAACGGCCGTGGGAATCATTCCGATTCGCGGCCCACTTATGCATCACCGCGAGTATTTCTTTGACTCGTATGAGTCGATCCTTTCGCGAACTGATCAAGCAATCAAAGACGGAGCGCGAATGATCGTGCTCGACATTGACTCGCCGGGCGGACTTGTCGGCGGGTGTTTCGATTGCGCGAGCCAACTTCGGACCATGTGCAAAGCGTCGGGTGTCGAACTCCGCGCCCAAGTGGTGGGACACGCAACGTCGGCCGCGTACGCGCTCGCTTCGGCGGCGTCTTTCATCGGCGTGTCCGCTTCGGCGATGCTTGGTTCCATCGGCGTTATCGACACCATGATTGACGTGTCGGCGCAAAACGAAGCGATGGGGATCAACATACAGCTAGTAACAAGCGGAGCGCGCAAAGCAGACTTGAATCCGAACTCCGGCATTACGGAAGCGGCGCTCGCGGCAACAAAGGGACGCGTCGATGAACTGGCGTCCATGTTCTTCGCGCTCGTTTTTGAAAACGGGTGGGGCAAAAGCATCGAAGACATCGAAGGGCTGCAGGCTGCAATATTGACCGGCGAACAAGCGGTCACACTTCAGCTTGCAAGCAAGGTTTGCACCCTTGCGGAAACGATCGCATTCGACGCACAACGCGCCGAAGCGAAGGCAACGGAAACGGAAAAGGAAAACACAATGGCAACACCAATGGAAGACGCCGTCGCATCGCTTCGAAGCGCAGCGGAAGGCGACGACGAAGAGCAAGCGAAGAAAGCAAAGGCCGCGCTCAAAGCAATGGGCGAGGACACCGACGACAAGGCCGAAGAGCCCGACGACGAAAAGAAGGAAGCCAAGGCCGAAGAGCCCGACGACGAAAAGAAGGAAGCCAAGGCCGAAGAGCCCGACGACGAAAAGAAAGAGGAAGCTTCGGCCATGGCGGTAGCTACCGCCGCACTCGCCGCGGTTCACACTTTCCAGGCAAACGCCGCCGCCGAAAAGCTTTCCGCGGAACGCTCGGAACTTATTGCAAGTCGCGCGGACTTCGCTCCGGAGATGGTCAAGGTTCTTGCGTCCGCGAGCACTCCAATCGAAACGGTTCGCGACATGTGCAAGAACCTTCCGAAGGGGCCAACACGAACCGATCGCGTTGCCGCAGCTGCAACCGTCATGGGGACGCGCGGCGGTGGCCAGGGCGAAGAGGGTCCGCGACTTGCGCCGGACGCGAAGGCAATCCTCGATCGCCAAATGGGGATCACAAAGATGACGACGGAAGTCGTCAAAGACCCGTTCAAGCTCACGCTTGGCGCGCGGCGTCCAGTGAACACAAACGGAGGAAAGTAAGATGGCACAACGAATGACGCGGAGCATGGCGTGGGAGTATTTCGAGCACCCGCTTACCGACGCGCAAACCGGAGAAAAGGGCGAGTTGGTTTGTATCGACACGGCCACCGGCTTGCTTTTTATGAGCGCAGCGGGGACGGCAACGCTTCGGCCGATCGGAACGCTGGACAACGGAAACGGGATCACAACCGGCGACGGCGTGACGAAAGTTCGCGTCAAGCTCTTCCGCGAAATCTGGGTTCACTGGTTTGCGAATGACGCGGCCGGCACGCCCGTTGTCGCCGCCGACGTCGGAAGCCTTTGCTACTTGTTCGACAAACGAACGGTCACGGGAGCTTCCGCAGGAAACTCCACGGCCGGCCGTGTGTGGGGCATTCATCCTCTGTACGGCGTTGGCGTCGAAATGCTTGGATTCTTCGCGCAATAGCGTTGATCTGAAAGGAACGGAAAAGAAATGGCTCAGATCACACCAGAGTTTTTGTTCGACCTTGAATCGAACATGCAGATCATTACGGCGAATGAGTACCAACGGTTGCTTAGCAACCTTTGGTACCCGCGCGTCATGAAGACAATGGAAAGCAAGTCAAAAAAGGAACGCCTTTTTTGGTCGCTGGACACCGCGAAGATTGAACGCCCGAACGCCAGCCATGGCGGCGGTCAAGCGATCTTCGAAGACTTGGTCATGCAAACGACCGAGTACGAAAACGAAAACGCCGTCGTTGGCTTGGAGCTCAAGAAAGAGCAGCTTGAAGATCTTGACGGCAACGGCGTTTCGCTCGCGACGGACTGGTCTCGCCAGGTCGGGGCACAGGCGGCGTATTGGCCACAGAAGATTTGTGCGGCGGTCATTCGTGACAACGGCACGACGTATGACGGTTTGCCGTTCTTCTCGCCGATCGGCGCGCCGCATCCGGTGAATCCGTTCAACCCGGACGCGGGAAGTTTTGCAAACGACTTCACGGGCGCCGCGGTTGGCATCTACCCCGGCGCGGTTCCGGTTGACGCTTCCGTGACGATTGATGTTGCGCTGGAGAACTTGAACGCCGTCAAGGCTTACGTTGCGTCCATCGTGATGCCAAATGGCGAAGACCCTAGGTTTCTAGTGGTCAACGCGATCTTGCATCCGCCCGCTTTGACGGCGCGAATGCAGCAACTCACAAACGCCAAGTTCATCGCGCAAGCGGCGGCGGCGGGCGGCGGCTCCGGCGATGTCGATGCAGTGATCCGAAACTTTGGTTTCGGCGAGCCCATCGAAGCACCGGAGCTTGGCAGCGCATTCGGCGGAAGTGACACCACGTATTACGTGCTCGCACAAGAGATCACGTCCGATCAGTTGGGCGCGATCATCTTCATGGAGCGCGAGGCGTTTTCGGTTCTCTTCCATGGTCCCCAGACGGACGCGCAACTTGCGCGTATTCGAAAGTTCCAGTGGACGATGGAAGGACGAAACACGGCGAACCCGGGGCACCCTTACCTCATGTTCCGGTGTCAGAGCACATAGGTTGCCCGCCAAAAGTAGCACCCCCATATGCTACTTGGATCAGGCCGCGTCCCTAACAAGGGGCGCGGCTTTCGCGGTGAAAGCCTATGGCCATTTATCTAGATTACGACGGGTTTGTGCTTCGCACGGTGTTGCCTGAAACATCCGTTGACGACGTTGAAAAGCGTTCGCCCGGATGGGTCGACGGCCAGCTTGAAACGTGGGCGCGATGGTTGGACGCGCGTTTGCGAAAACGATACTCGACGCCGTTCGCGGCATTCGGCGACGATCCACCGACGCCGCCAACTATTCAGCTTTGGCTTACGAGAATCGTTACGTGGCGCGTGATGCTTCGGCGCGGGGTTGACCCCAGCGATTTGCAAACGGAGACGATCAAAGACGACCACGACGGCGCGCTAGACGAAGTCCTCGAGGCGGCGAATAGCCAAGACGGATGGTTTGATTTGCCAACGCGCACGGACGCGAACGGAAGCGAGATCAACCAAGGCGGAACGATGTCCTATTCAGAGCAATCGCCTTACGTGTGGACGGATCAGCAATACCAGACCGGCCGCGAAGAGGACAGCAACGGGACCGGATCCGGTGGCTAAGAACAAAAACAAAAAGGGATTCGATGATCTGAGCGCGCACATTGAAAAGGTGCGTGGCCTTGCCACGTTGCCGGGCCGTGCTGGCCCTGTGCTGCGCAAAGTCGTGGGCGACGACGCAAAGGCCAACGCACGCAAGGGAATCGATCCTGAGGGCACACGGTGGCGAAAGAGCAAGAAAGGCGCGGCCGTTTTGAAGAACGCGGCAAGCTCGATTTCTACTAGCTTTTCTCGCGGCGTGATCTTGCTAACGGTCAAGGGTCGGCATGCAAGGCACCACCTAGGATTCATTCGCGGAACGGGCACGGTGAAGGAGCGGGCACGGCGCGTGATCCCCGTCGATGAAATCCCAACGACGACGGCGAAAGCAATGAAGCGCGCGACGCTTGACCTTTTCAAAAAGGACATGAAGTGAGCGACCGCGTAATATGCTTGGCGTTGCCCACATTGTTTGACGCCGTCGTCGCTCGCTTCGAACTTGAAGGAACGGACGCGCCTCAAACGTTCGGATGGCGCACGCCGTTCCGGCACAAAGAAAGCACGTCGCGGATCGCTTGGGTTCCGGGCTCGCCGTCCGGAGCTCTGGGCGATGTTGACGCGGCTTCAAAGACTGGCGACCGCGAAAGCTATCGCTCACTCGCAACCCTTCGCGAGCTATTCACCGTTTACATAGAGTCCGAAGATCCACAGTTTCCAGAAAACGAACGCGCTCAATACCAGGCGACGCGACTTCTTTTTGACGCATGGGTCCGCGCCGTTTACCTGGCCGCTCGCGGGACTTTCGAAATCGAATCTTCGGATTGGAACATTGAAAAAAACGAGAGACGAAACGGCGCGGAACTGATCGTCGTCTGCTCTATTGACGCCGTCATTCCTGACGCGCCTTACACGGTTGTTGATCCACCACTTGAAGCGAACATCGCAACAAGCACAGACGACGTAACCGAATCCACTGTTACCACGACCGCACCCTAGGAGAAAAAAGATGTCCCAACCAAATGTAGAAATCACGGAACTTGACGGATCGCTAGGCATCTTGCCCACGACTTCGGGCCGGTTGCTTGCTGTCGCTGGCGTTTCGTCACAGGGACCGGTGGACACGCCGGCCGCGTTTGCACGCGTCATCGATTTGATCGCTTCGTTTGGAACCGGTCCCGCGGTAGAAGCAGCGGCGATCATGATCGAGCGATTCGGCAAGCCGGTGTTGTTCACGCGCACCGGGCAGACCACGGCGGGAACTTTCCCCGCGGGCACTGTTACGGTGCAGCCGGGAACGGGAACATGCGTTGCTGTCGTTGACGCCGTGGGGACTGCGCCATGGGACGATTACGAGTTCGCGATCCTCGTGACCGCCGGCGGAACGATCGGAACTCCGGGGATTACTTTTCAGTGGTCGTTAGACAACGGGCGCACGTTGTCACCAGTCACGGCGCTGGGCGCTGCAACGTCGTTTGTGTTTCCGGAGTCCGGCGGCGTACAGGTCGACTTTGGGGCGGGCACCCTTGTGCTTGGCGACACCATCACTTTTCGCGGCAGCGCGCCTAAGTGGAACACTACGGAAATGGGGACCGCGCTTGACGCGCTCTTCGCTTCCGGCGTTGCGTGGGAAAACGCGGAGATCGTCGGCGATCTTGAGCCCGCCGATATGGTGCTAGTTGATTCGAAGTTCAGCGCGGGACTGACTCGCGGCAAGTACAAAGGATGGATCGGAAGCGTTCGAATGGAGAACATTGGCGAAACTCCGGCGGCCTATTCGGCATCGTTGGACGCGGCATGGGGAGCAAGCGCTAGCGTGTACGGCGAAGTATGCGCCGCGGCGGCGCGTACCCTTTCGTCAGTGTCTGGACGGCAGTATCGTCGCCCCGTCGCGTTTACCGTCGCCCCTCGAGAGCAGAGCGTAAGCGAAGAAATCAACATCGCGGATACGAACCTTGGCTCGCTTCCGGGCGTTTCGATTCGAGACAGTAACGGAAACGCCGTTGAACATGACGAGTCGATCAACGGCGGGCTTGACGATCTTCGTTTCACGGTGCTTCGAACGTTCGACGAACTCCAAGGCGTTTACGTCAACCGACCCCGCGTCTTTTCCGCGGCCGGTTCGGACTTCGATATTTTCCCAAAGCGTCGCGTGATGAATATCGCGCATGCCGCTTTGCGAAACTACTTCGTGCGACGACTGAGCAAGGCTGTCCGCGTCGATCTAGAAACCGGGTTTATCCTGGAATCAGACGCTTTGGAAATCGAAACGGGCGCACGTCGCGCGATGGCGTCGGCGTTGCTCGCAAAGCCGAAGGCGTCCGGTATTCAGTTCACGCTATCCCGAACCGACAACATCCTTTCGACAAAGACGCTTACAGGAAACGCGCGCGTGATCCCGCTCGCTTACCCTGAAAAGTTTGAAATCGACGTCGGTTTTCTAAACCCTGCTTTGCAGGTTCTGGCCGCGTAGCACCGAAACGAAAAGCAGGAGTAAAACATGGCAGACGAAATCAGAGTAAACGGCAACCTCCTATCGTGGGGGTCCATCGAAGCGAAGTTTGATGGCGAAAGGTTCTACGGCTTTTCATCCATCGGATACGCCGACTCGCGCGAGCGCGTCAAGGCGTGGGGCATGGGTCGAAGCCAAGCCCCTCGAGGGCGGTCGCGCGGAAAGTATTCCACCGAACCGGTTACGTTGACCGGAACAAAGTCAACGATTCAAGAGCTACGGAAAGGGCTTGCGGATGCGGGTGATGGGACGTCATACGGAGACACGGTGTTTCAGCTTGTCGTGCAATACGTGGAACCCGGCGGCGACCCGATCACGGTTGAACTTCAAGATTGCGTATGGGTCAAAAACGTGACTTCCGAAGAGGAGGGGCCAGACGCTTTGACGGAAGACATCGAGCTAGATTGCATGCGAATCCTTCGCAACGGCCTTACGCTCTTTGACGCGAACGAAGGCTAAGTCAGAAACAAAAAAACAAACGGAAAGCAAGGGGCACTATGAACAACGAAAACAAAGAGAACAAAGACAACGAAGACACAACGCTAGCAACGGTAGAGACTCAAGAAGTCATTGATCTTCGAAAGAGACTCGCCGTTGCACGCGAGCGCAAACGGGTCGCGGAAGCCGCGCGAGATGACGCGGAAGCAAAGGCCGCCTTGCGCAAAAGCGTCGAAGCGGAAGAAATAGAAGCGGCAGACATCGAGGCGATGCGCGCCGCCGAAGCGGAGCACGGAGCCGATCGAGTGGCATTTGTTCGAACGTCTCTCGGGTGCGTGATTCTAAGCGCGCCGAATCACATCATTTACAAACGGTTTCGCGACAACGAATCAACGAAGACGGCGGACCTTGAGAAGTTGGTTCGCAGGTCTCTGGTGTATCCCGACGTGAACAAGTTCGATCGCATGCTTGAAGCGTTGCCGGCCATTCTGGACCGTTCGGCAAACAAGATCGTAGAACTCGCCGGTTTCAACGCAAAGGAGTCCGCGGGAAAATCCTAGCGCTAAGAAGGTCAGCAAAGAAAGACGCCGGCGTATGGGCGTCTTGCTTGCTGGCCACGCTTGGCGGAGATCGAGAACACGAAACGGAATCAGACTACAACCGCGCGTACGCGGGGGCTATGCTTCTAGCGGACGCATTGCACGATTTGAGACTAGTTCGAATAGCGCTGACAAAGAAAAGTTAGAGGGTTCAAAGTGGCCGACGAAAAAGCAACATTTGCAATCGAGCTTGAAGATGAAACTTCGGGCTCGGCACTGGCCGCGGCAAAGTCCCTGGAGACACTTCGCGGAAAAATCGAAGCGGACACGAAGTCATTGCGCGCACTCCAAAAGGGAATGCGCGCAATGCGCAATGCGGGTTTGAAGGGTTCTGACACGTTCAAAAAACTCGCCGCGCAGTCCGACGCGCTCAAGTCTAAGATCGGATTGAATACTCAAAAGTTCGTAGAACTTGGCGGGAGTTTTGACAAGATAGAGCCGAAGGCGCGGACGCTAGGCGGCGCACTTACTGAGGTAGGTGCGCCGCTTGGCGGGCTCGCCGCCGGCGCCGCGAAGTTTGGCGCCGTTCTCTCTTCGCCCATCGCCGGCGTTGTGGCATTGACCGCCGGAGCTATCGCGCTTGTCGTTGCGATGGTCTCGCTCGTTTCCGCGGTAGCGAACGCGGCCGTTGCGCTGGGTAAGTTTAGCCTAGCATCGAGTGATGCACGTCGTTCGGAAGCGTTGCAGATCGAAGGCGCGAATACGTTGACCGCGGCGTACGGACGGTTGACGGCAACGGCCGGTGATTACCAGGCGGCGATCGATCGCGCTTCGGACTCGACGAACGTGGGCCGCGATACGCTTCGCGGATACACGCAACAACTCGCGCGCGCCGGACTACGCGGCGAGTCGCTAACCGCGGCCGTCGAAGCAATGGGACTTGCCGCGACGGTCCAGGGTGAGCGCGGCGCCCGGCGATTCTTGCAGCTCGCAAACGCAACGCGAGCCGCGGACGGAAGCGTGCAAGGTCTAGTTGACCGTTACCGTAGCGAACTTGGACCGATCGCGCGCCGCGTGATGCTTTCGCTAGACAACCAGTCGTCGCGATTGTCTCGAAACTTAGAACGTCTTTTTAGTGGTATCCGAACTGAGCCGATGCTTGAAGCGCTCGATTCGGTGGGGTCGCTTTTGTCTCAGTCCACCGCTTCGGGCCGCGCGCTCAAAACTCTTTTCGAAAAGCTCTTCCAGCCCATCGTTGATCAAGTCGGCGAAGCTACGCCGATCATTGAAGCATTTTTCAAAGGCATGGTTATCGGCGCGCTTATCGCGGGCATTGGCATCTTGCGCTTGAAGAACAAACTTGACGACTTGTTCCCCGGATTCATCGGCGACGCGAACGCCGCGAAGATTGCAACGTACGCAGGCATTGCCGCGCTGGGCATATTCGTCGGCGTGCTTGTACTCGCCGCCGGCGCCGCGCTTCTTTTAGCGTTCGCGATGTTCCTAGTTTTGCTTCCGTTCATCGCGTTCATTGCGCTAGTCGTTTTGATCTCCGCGGCCATCATCGAACTAATCGACGGCATCGGGGAGGCGTTCGAATCTATCGGAAGTTTTGTGGGCGATATGGTGGATGGGATCGTCAACGCCATCACCGGCGAAACGCCACGCGTAGAAGCTGCTTTCGGAAAACTTGGAGACGATGCGGCGAAGGGATTCGCAGGAGCACTAGGCATTGCTTCGCCGTCCAAGGTTTTCGCGGCGTACGGAAAGAACATTATCGAAGGAACGATCAACGGCATTGAATCCGGAGGCGCGGCGCTAGGCGATGCGACGTCAAGCCTAGTGGATGAACCCGCCGGCGTCGGCCTTGGCGGAAGCACTTCTATTTCAATAGGAGACATCACCGTGGTGGTTGGCGACGAAGCAAGCGGCCGTGACATCGCCTTGTCCATTCGCGACGAACTGGCGTCGGTTTTAGAAGGCGTAAACATTGAGTTCGGGGAGCCCGTAACATGAGTTTTGATCCCATCACCTCACCGATCGACCACATACTTTTGATGAATCAAAAGTCTCCGGGGCTCGCCGTAGTTTCCAACGTGTCGTCGTTTCGACGTTGGGACGAACGGAAGGGATACGCGCTGAGTGGTGGACGCTTGCGCTATCGCGGGATCGGCATCGCGCGACCCCACGTAACGATTCGGTTGTTTACTGCCGAAGATTTTGCGGCGTGGGATACATTTCGCATTCTCGTTCAACGCGAACCCGTGGGCCAGCGAGCGAATAGAGCCATGGACATTTGGCACCCGATTCTAGAGGACGCGGGTATTTCAAAAGTCGTCGTCGAAGACGTTATGCAGCCGAAGCAAACGGCGGACGGCGAATGGACTCTCGTGATCAAGTTCATCGAGTACCGTCCGCCGGTGCCTCGTTTCGGCACGATTGAATCCAGCGCAGAGCGACCGCCGGATCAGCAAGACCAGGCTATTGAAAACCTGCAAGCGATCATTGAAAACAACGGCGTCGGAAACATTACCGAAGCGCTCGCGCCGATCTTCTCTTCCGCCGCGAGCATCATTCCGTGACCACGTCATATGCAAACGTCGACGGGGAGTATTTGATCGAGGGGAAGCTACACATTCCAAACGTTGGGCCATGGTGGGCGGACGTAGTTTTCCAAGCGTCACCGGAGTTCGCGGACTCGCAACGCGTAACGCTCAACCTTGGTGGGCTCGAGCTTTCGGGAACGGTCGACCCGAATCAAAACGGAACGTTCGGAACTCAGCGACGAATGCGGATCGTGGCGGGCGCGAATGGCTGGGCGAAGTTCGTAACGCCGCAGCACTATCACAACGACGCCGGTGTACTCGCGCGAACGATTGCGCAGGACGCGGCGCGCTTGGCTGGCGAAACGTTGGGCGCGTTTGCCCCCGCTGCGGAAAAGGTGGGGATCGATTACGTAAGGCAATCCGCGCCGGCGGTCCGGACTTTGGAAGACGTCATTGGTGGTGAAGTGTGGTGGGTGAACGCGGCGGGGGAAACCGTCGTGGGTGAGCGAACCACGTCCGAAGTTTCAGACGCCTCATATGAGGTGCTTGAATATTCACCGGCCGAAAAGCTCGCTACGATGACTGTCGACGATCTGACAACCATCGGAATCGGCTCGATCTTCACAAACGGCCTAGACGCTCCTCTAACGGCCTTTCAGATCGAAGTGGTCATATCGCCGGAGCGAGCCCGTGTGATGGTCTGGGGAGGCGGTACAGCTAAGGGACGGGGGCGCCTGGCCGCGAACTTCGAAGCGCTGGTTACGTCGGTGCTTCGCCGGCGGCTTTTCGGCAAGTATAGCTATCGCGTTATCGAGATGAGCGGTAACCGAGTAAAACTCCAAGCGGTGGCCGCGAATCTAGGGCTTCCGGATCTTTCGCCGGTGTCCATGAAACCCGGCGTAGCGGGCGCGTGGGCGTCTCTAGTAGGCGGTTCTATCGTCGTGGTGGAGTTCCTAAACGGGGATCGAACGATGCCCATGATCACCGCCTTCGCGGGCAAAGACGAAGGCGCGCACGCTCCGGAGTCTTTGGAGCTTTCAGTGGTCACCACCTTGCGACTTGGCGGACCGGGCGCGAGCGATGCGGTTGCCCTTGCGCCGACGATCGATTCCCAGTTTGACGATATCAACGTGGCGCTAGATGCGCTCGCCGTCGCGACGCCTGGCACTTCCGACGGTGGCCTAGCGCTGCAAACCGCATTCAAAGCAGCATGGGGCACAGGGATGACTCCTAAGCCAGCGTCGAACGTCGGCGCGTCGAAAGTGATGGCAGAATGAGCGCCGAAGTAAAAGCACAGATCGCCGCGGAGCTTGCCGCGATCGTTCAGATTCAAGACTTCCCAACGGAACCGTTTGGTTACGGTTCTGACATTTCGTGTGCGCGGGATCTCGACCCGTCGATGGCGGAAACGAACGGATTCACAACGCTGGCGCTCGCGCAATACATCGTGCGACGACTCGACACGCCGCGCGGAACTTTGCCGGACGACAAAGACTGGGGAATCTCCGTAACGTCGTATCTCAACAAAGGGTCAACGGCTCAAGACCTTTTGAGCATTGCCGGGCAGGTTCGCGCGGAGCTTTCGCAGGACGACCGGATCGACACGTTGACGGTACAAGTCACGTCAGACGACACGGGAAAAACTCTACGGCTTTCGATTCTGGTCACTCCCGTCGCGGCGGGGCTTGGCCCGTTCACACTCACGCTAAACGCATCGGATAGCGGACTACTCCTAGAAGACATACAGGCGGCGGCATAATGGCAACACTTGAAGAACTCACAACGCCGCTTACGTCGGCCGAAATCAAAGCGAATATTTACGCAGCGATTGAAGCCTTTGGCGCGAAAACCACGTCGTGGAAACCGGGCGCCGTCGCGCGCACGATCATCGCCGCAAACTCTATCGTGCTTTCGGCGTTCTCGACGTTGCAACAACGTCTTGCGCAATCCGGATTCTTAGAACTCGCGACGGGCCAATGGCTCACGATCGTGGCGAAAGAAGTCTACAACGTCACTCGCGACGACGGCTCGTTCGCGGCCGGCGACGTCACGCTAACCAACACCGCCGGCGGCGTGTACCCGATGGGGATCGGCGACGTCATCGTTTTGAACACGACGACAAGCAAGACGTACCGCAACACCGAAGCGTTTACGCTTGCCGCTTTCGGAACGGAGATTGTCAACTTTGAAGCGGTGGAGCTAGGGGCCGATTCGACCGCAAACCCTGGTGACATCGACGCGCTTGAAACGGTGTTGACGGGCGTCACGGTGACGAATGTTTCGGCGCTGGTTGGCAAGGATGCGGCGACGGACGCGGAGCTTCGTACGTTGTGCCTCGCGAAGACTGGCACCCTGTCACCGAACGGACCGGCGGACGCGTATCGATTCGTTTCGCTTTCCGCGGAGACGACGGACGGCGAATCGGCCGGCGTGACTCGAATCACGGTGACACCCGACGGCGCGGGAAACGTTCGCGTTGTAGTGGCCAACGGCGCGGGAACACTCGCCGGAACCGTGGGCGACTTGACGACACCACTAGGCGCCGTTGACGAAGCGATTCAAACGCAGGTCGTTCCGCTCGCGGTGACTACAACGACGTTCGCCGCGACGCCGCAGTCCGTGCCCGTCACATACGAAGTGTGGGTCAAGTCCACGGTTGGACTCACGGAAACGCAACTAGGCGACGCGATCGATCTCGCGCTCACAAACTACATGGCGACGGTACCGATCGGCGGAACGCGCAAAGTCGCCGGCGGCGGTTTCGTTTTCAAAGAAGCGGTTGCATCTATCATCGGCGCGACCGTTGGCCAAGCGAGCTTGATTGACTTCGATCTTGACGACATTGGGGGCGACACTCCGGAAGGGGATCTAGCAATCCTCACGGACAGCGCACCGGTACAAGGCACCATCACCCGAACGATCAACGTGGTTTCGCTATGACTATTCTCGACTGGAAAAACGCAGCGCTTCGCCAGGTTCCGCCGTGGCTCACTCGCGCGATCGGACGCGCCGTAACCAAGGGCATGGCGTCACCCGTTGACGAAATGCAAGCAAACACGGCGGAAGCCATCACGCTTCGCTTTCCCGGAGGGAGCGACGAAAACAACGTCGTCATTCATCCGGAGGCGCTGTCACTTCTAGGGCGCGAGCGCCGAATCCTTCGCGGCCCTGGCGAAGCTGACGAAACGTTCGCGGAAAGGTTGCGCGGATTTTGGGACGCGCACCGAACACGCGGCGGAGCGTATGCGTTGTTGCAGCAAATGCACGACTTCTTTTTGTCGACGAACAACGCGCCCATTCAGTACATAAACCAAGTGGGAGCGAGCGTCACCATCGACGCGGCCGGAGCGTTTACGCGTTCGACGATCGACACGTGGACGGGCGACGGACAGAATCCGACGCAGTGGGCGCGGTTCTTTTTGGTGTTCTACTTGGACGGCGAAACGATCTCCGTTCCACTCGTTACGGAAGACGGCGAACCCGTCGTCACGGAAGACGGCGAAGCCATCACCGTCGAGGTTTCTATCTTCGACCTGGACGCCGAAGACATCGAAACGCTGTGTGCAGTTCCCCGCGAATGGAGCGCCGCGCATATCGATCGGATTTATATAGTTCTCATGCCGGCCGGTGGCTACGCGTGGGGACTGCCTCCGGGCACGCGATGGGGCGACCCTGGTTTGACTTGGGGCGGCGGATTGTCTCCGGCCGTGATCACCTGTTAGGAAAAACGAATGCCACAAAACATTATTGACGCTCCCGGATATACGGAACCCATCGTCGCACCAGTCGACGGCGACCCGCTTGACGCGGCTTCCGTTGTTCCAACCTCGATCCAAGGGCTCGCGAATCGTACGGCGTACCTCGCGAGCCTAACGGGCGGGACTTCGGGCGCGGGCGAGTTTGCATATGCTGCGCCTGATCGCGTTCGCACTCGCGTGATATCTCCGTTCGCTATGACGGAGGGACGCTTACAAGTTGCTGCCGTCCAGTATTGGAGCGTCGCAGCTTTCGTGTCCGGAGGCACCGCGTATTCGCGGACGTCGCAATCCGACTTTGCGATCTTGGTTGACGACATTTCCCGTTACCTTCCCGTCGGCGGCTTGCTTACGTCGATTGACGTCATGGTGAGACCAGGCATTGCGCGCGCTACGGTAGGGAATCGAATCACGGTGGACATGGCGCGCCAAACTCCGGACTGGGGAACGCCCGCTGTCCCGCTTGCAGTGGGCCCCATCTTCACCGCTACCGACGATGGAACGACAAACGTTCAAGTCATTTCGAGCGGCGCGCTACCTAGCGGAATCTTCGACAATGTTTCGCGCTCTTCGCAAATCGTATTGCGTATTCGAGCGGGAAACGACGCCGGCACAAACAAGGATGACATTCACTCCATTCGCCTTTCGTACACGGTCAACGGGCCGAACGCTTTCTAAGGATCCACGATGTCTAAAAAAGTTACGCAACTACCCGCGGCAACCGTCCTCGAGGACGCCGACGACTTCATGATTTCACAAGGCGGAGTCTCGAAAAAACTTCCGGCGTCCCTAGTAGGCGGCGCACTTGGCCCATACGGCGCGCTCGTTTTTGAGTGGAACAAAACAGACCTAACTCAGTTCGAAAGTACGCCAGCTTTTGAGACTAGACTAAGCGGGTCGCGCGGAGCATTTTCCGTTGTAGCCGCAGCGGAGCACGGAAACGTTTTGCGATATGACAACGGGACGGGCTCGGAACAGGTCGAGATCTGGCTAGCTACCGCTCCGCTGATTTTCCCGTCGGAAAACCGCGAGCTAACCATTGAAGTTTCGGTACTAGATGATGACGCAGGGTCCGGACAGTTCGCGGGGATCGCGCACCATTGCGACGACTCGGGCGCAAACTTTCATGGGTTCGCGTTCGTCTCAAACGTTGGCACAAATGGAGGGCGCTACGTAGTAAACAATGGAGTCGTGGAACGCACATCGAGTTCGGGCGGATCCGCCGCAGACACGTTCGCGCGTTACACCGTTTCGGGAGTCAAGCCCGCTTCTGGCCCACCAAGGTTTACTGAGCGAATGCGAGGCCAGACAAAGAACGGAACCGACATAGACAGCTTGTTTCGCACCGGATCGTCGGCCGCGATTCGCAAGTTTGTAAACGACGCCGGAAACAACTCTGTGCTGGGCTCAACGTGGGACGCGCTACCGTGCGACAGATGGGGCTTAGCCTTCTATTCCCAGTCGGGAAATACGGCGGTAAACCAAGTGGACATTTCATCGATCCGGGTATTTGTATCATGAGCAACGAACGCGAATCAGAACCCGGCATCCCCGTCGTTACAAAGGCGCCGAAGAATCTCGACCCGGAATACATCCGGAACAAGCTTGACGCCATTTCGAAATCGCAAGCGAGACAAAACCAAATCGAAGCGGAGCGAACGGGCGCAGCCAAAAACACGTCGCGCCTTGTCGCGATCTTTGGCGCGTTCATTACGTCGGCGGCGCTGGCCGGGTTCGGCTGGATCTGGCACATAAGTGAAGCGAGCGCGCAACACGGCGCGCTTATCGAACGCGTGTCGGAACGACTATCAGACCACGACCCCGCGCCCGTTGGACACCAAGAGATCGAAGCCGAAGTTCACTCGAACGCGCGGCGCATCGAGTCGAATGAAGCGACGACGCATGCGATCAACGAACGTCTAGACAGAAACGACGAAGCTGCGGCAGAGCGACAGCGCCAAATACTTGAAGAGCTTCGGCGCCTACGCGCGTCGACGCGGAGGGGTAACTAATGACGGCAGTACATTTGACAGGACCACCAGGCCCGGCGACTGGTGGCGGCGGCGGCGGTGGCACGGTGAACGCGCTAAGCGGCATCTCCACAACGGCGCACTACAGCTCGCTCGCGAATCAAATCACCGGCAACGCATCTGGTTTTGTGATCTCGGCTTCTTGGCGGCAACGCCATCGAGTTGGCGCAGCGACTGAGGAAGCAATATGCGGGATTGTCAATCCGTTCTCGTCTGGCACGGGCGGCTTTTATCTCGGAATGAACACGCAATATCATCGCTTCGGCATCCGGCAAGCGTCGGACGGCGCTTTGATTCAAAACTTCGGGGCGCCTGTCACTGATCGTACTCTAGGGCGCCTGCATCACATGACGGGGCTTTTCAATGGCACAACGTTTGTGTTGTACCTTGACGGTTTCGCTTCCTTCACGCTCACACCCGCGGGTGGTTACCAGGTAGCCAGTCCATCACGGGTATTTCACATCGGACGCACGGACAACGCAGGGTCGGGAATGTGGCCGGCAACTGGATTAGACATTCTTGGCGTAGGGTACGCAGAGCTTGCCGTCCCAACGGTTTCGGACGTCGAAGATCACGCGCTTTCATGCTTGTCAGCTGCGGACTTTGTGAACTCCGGAATCGACTTCGATCACGTATGGAAACCAAGTTCCGAGCCAGTAGGCGCGGCGCCTGCAACATTGGTTGACGTTGCGACAAATGGCGCAACGCGTATCAATCTAACGCGCGCGGGAGCGCCTACTATCGTGGAAGTTTCAAACCTACAATGAGCACTATAACGGTCGGTTTTTCAAACAACGGCGTCCCCGCTACGGGACTGGCGCCAACGATTCGCATCCGCCGAACCGACACGCAAGCGCTTGTTGTGACGGACGCCGCGATGACAGAACAAGGCGACGGCGCGTATTCGTATGAGTTCGCGCCCGTCGACGGGCTGGATTATTCGATCCGCGCGGATGGCACGGCGACGCTTCCGGACGCGGAGCGGTACGCGTACGGCGGGTTATCCGGAACGACGGAGGCGCGCATTGAAACGGACGTGCCGGCGATCCTTGCAGACACGGACGCACTAGACACCAGGTTGACCGCGGGGCGCGCAACGAACCTGGACGAAATCACGTCGGCGCGCCTTGCGGAACTCGACCCGGCGAACCTTCCCGCAGACGTTGACACGCTTGCCGCTCGATTGACGCCTGGCCGCGCGTTGTTGCTCGACAATCTTTCGAGCCTTGATGCGCTCGTTTCGTCACGCGGAACGGCGAACGCGGGCGACGCAATGACGTTGACGCCGGCGGAGCGTGCGGCGCTGGACGCCGTTCTATCAGTCGCACACGGCGCGGGATCTTGGGCCGGCGTGTTCGGCGTTACCGCTCAAGACGTACGCGACGCGATGAAGTTGGCGCCGTCGGCCGGCGCGCCCGTTGCCGGATCGGTGGACGATTCGCTTGACGTAATCGAGGCGGACACATCCACCATTGAGCCTATCATTTCCGCAAATCTAGACGCGGCCGTATCAACTCGAGGTACTGCAAACGTGGGCGACGCTATGGCGCTTACTCCGGCCGCGGTGACAGCGATCGATGCGGAGCTTTCAGCCGAGCACGGCGCGGGCGCATGGACAGGCGGCGGGTCTGGGCTCACTGCCCAAGAGACGCGCGACGCAATGAAGTTAGCGCCTTCGGCCGGAGCTCCGGCCGCGGGCTCTATCGATGCGGAGCTAGACGCGATCGAAACTTCGTCCGCAACGTTGGTTACGCGCACGGTGAACCTGGACGCCGCGCTAGCGTTCTTCGGCGCGGTGCTTGGGACTCCGGTCACGCATACGCCCACGCTCGTTTCCGCCGGCGGCTTCACTTGGAGCGTTGCACTCGCCGGGCCGAACGTGACGTTTACGAGGTTGACCTAGTGCCGTTCAATCTCGACGTGTTTTCGACGGTGCACCTCGGGCGACTCCGAACGGGGCCGCCGGCGACGGGCGTTGAACCACAGCGCGACAACTTGTTGCGTGTGAACATTGGACGCTATTTGATAGACGATGGTCTTTCATTCGTTGGCATCCGCGACGACAAGCCGTTCAGCATTGTGAAGACAGACGACGGAACTTATTACGTAGTCAAGACAGACGACGCAGAGGTAAAGCTATGAGCACTCCTGTTATTCAAGTGGGCGCAATCGGCGTCGTTTTTGTGTTCACCGTACTAGACGAAACGGGCGCCATCGTTGATCTTTCGACGGCGACGGTTTTGAACGCGCTCTTTCGGGCCGGTCCCCGCGGCGTTCTGAAAACGTTTCCGGGATCGCTCACCACCGACGGAACCGACGGCAAGTTCCAATACGTAACAGAGAACTTGACGGACTTGGACGTCGCTCACCAATGCTGGCAACGCCAGGGATTCATTACCGTGCCCACGTACTACAGCGGCCACACCGAAACGAAAACTTTTCCCGTAAAACCAAACATCACCTAGGAGCGCAGCATGGCAACGAAGAAAAAAAAGACGACGAAGGCGAAGACAAAGGCCGCGAAGGGCTCGCTCGATGAGACGCCCACAAAGAAGCACGGAACGATCCCTCCACTAGAGAGGCCTAGCGGCCCTTCTAAGGACTTCGATTTGCCGCCGCCACCTAGCGGCATTGCTGGCGAAGGAGCTGAGGAGGCAACGGGGGAGGCTGGGGAAGCGGCGAAGGAGTCGGAGGCCAAGACGGAGGCGGACTTCGAAACCCGCCTAGACATGCTTCGCGCGGAACTGAAAGACGAAAGGGAGCGGCGCCAGGTTTCGGACGCTCTCCTAGCAAACGCCGGCGTGACCATTCCGAGCGAACCCGCGGTGATGATTTCAAACGCGATCTATGACCAGGCGCGCGCGTTTGGAATGGACGAACGAAACGCGGACCGGTTCGCCGCGTACACGCTGGACCGGATGCGCGCGCCGTCGCCGGAGATGCCTCCGAACTTTCATCCCGACGACTGCGATTTTTACGACCTACGCAGCGAACAGGATTACGACTATCCCGGCGGAAAGAACAAGGCGCGCATGGTCGCACCCGGCGTTCCCGCGCGCCGCGACCCGTCCACGGTAGACACGTTGATCGTTCACCAGACGGCCGTCGAATACGGCGTTACTCAGCGAATGGTGGACGCGCATGGCGGCGACGTGGAACTAGCGCGGGCGCATCGTGCGCTCGACGTCGCGTGCCATGCGATGGTGTTTCGGCAAGGATACTTTGTTGCTGCGCACGACCTGGACGTTTACGTCAACCACGCGGGAAGGTTCAACGCGCCGTCTCTTTGTCTTGAAATCGACGGGCGGTATTCTGGACTTGAAGACGACCCGGACACGGTTGCGCGCGAAGATCTGAAAAGCACGTGGGGCGGATTGCCCACGGAGTTGACGGAGCAAACGATCGAAACAGCGAAGGCTGCTATTCGGTGGCTGATTTTGGAAGCGCGCGAGCGTGGCATGTTCATTACTAAGATCGCGTCGCATCGCCAGTCAAGCGACATGCGGCGCAGCGATCCGGGCGAAAGTATCTGGCGCGAAATCGTGCTACCTATCGCCGAAGAGCTGGGGCTTGAAGTGATTACGGCTTCACCCTGGAATCAAGGCCGGCCGGTGCCGGTGCAATGGGATCCGAACGGGTCCGGGGAGTATTGAGAATGAAGAAAGTTCAGTGGTCGACGGCGGTGGTTCTCGTCGTTGTTATCGCGGCCGTATGGTCTGCGTTTCTTTTCGGGCCGGCGCTTGGCGTTCCCGAAGACTCACACAAAAGTCTTGTCGCTGGTGTTGGCGTTGCCGGCGCGAGCGTCCTCGCATTCATGCGTTCGGTACGCGGCGAAGGCGGTGCGAAGTGAAGACACCTAACAGGGTCGCGGACGTGTGCGCGTTCATCATCGTCGCGCTTTCGGTGGTGGCGTTTTTCTTCGTCAGCGGATGCGGCAACCAGGCGTTGAAAGCAAACGCCGTCATCGCCAGCGGCATGCTCTCCGTTCAAGAGGAGTCAAACCCGGTCATTCGTCGCGCGCGAGTTGCGGCCTTGCTCGAGGCGGCAGAGCAGGCGCACGAAGGGGGCCTAGCGCTTGGCGAAACGTTGGCGCGCGTCGAGGAAACCAAAGAGGAATGGACGTGCGCGATCGACGGCCACGCACTCTATTCCGCGGCCGTAACTTCGTACATTGAGGTGCTCGCACTTGTGAACGCTGGCGCGCCGTTCGACATCGTGACGCTGATACGGTTTGGTGTACGCGCTTTGAGTTCGTGGCGCGCACTCGATTCGTGCCTTGAATCTTTGGGCGTCGACTTTCCCACGCCTGATTTTGTGAATCTGATCCCGCTATCGTGGGAAGAAAGAGAAACCGATGAGTGAAGACAGTAGAGAAACCGCCGCGGCGATGTTCGACCGAACCGGCAAGCTTGCCGGTACCCTTGCGGGGAGACTTCGCGGAAACGCGGCCGTCGCCGTGCAAGGCGCGTCGGCCATCGCGAGCACCGTTGCCGTGTTGATTCGTGCCGTTGGCGCGAAGGATGCGGCGGTGCTCATCGCGGATCTTGTCGAGCGCAAGGGCGCCGGCGCCATCACCGAAGAGCAGATCGCGGAGGATGACGCGAGCGTCGCCGACGAAATCGAAAAAATGTACCAGCCCAAAGAGGTCGACACATTCGGAACCGGTGAAGTCGATCCCGACTCGCCGTTGATCCTCGCCACAGAGTAGCCGTGCCCTAACGCCCCTTGCGGGCGCGGTTGCGGAATGTGGCGCCCCGGCTTAGCTTGGGCGCCATGTTTTTATTCAAACGGATTCTACTTCGGGCGGCGAGCATTTCTCCGCTCATCTTCTTTGGACTTTTGCTGGCGACGCTCGGGACTTGCGTACTGTCTCGGATGGCGTTCGCCGATGACATTGCGGAACAAGTGCAGTTGCAGCCGGACCCGGGCAACGGAGCGCCGCCGCGTATTGGTGGCGCAAGACTTGGGCGCGATGCTTCACTAGTCGCCGCGCGACTTTGTGTGGCTGAACTCGGCTGGCGTGACCGCGAAATGTGCACGGCGTTGATCTACTCGACGGGGCGCAGAGCGGCGAAGCTTGGCCGTACATTCGTGACGCAGGCCCGCGCTTATTCAGCGGGGTTACGTGGCGCGCAACGTGGCCGATTGTGGCCCGCTCATCTGCACCTCGAGACGTCGCCGCCGGAGCATTGGGACGCGCAAACATCCGCAGGCACCACGTGGCGTGGCTGGGGCTTGCCTCGCTTCCGGAACGTCGAAGCGCACGCCCGTGAAGTCCTCTCCGGCGCCGTGCCCGACACGTGCGCCGCGTGCGTCCACTATGGCAACGTTGGCGACGGCCCTCCGGATGGTCACCCGGAAGGCGGCGGCGAGTGGACGCCCGTATGCGATGGACTCTCGACACCGAACGCGCGCGGTGAATACCAAGTGTGTTGGGGAGCCCCGGCGGACGGTGAGAACGTTTATGCGGGGGACGTGGGCGCACGAATGAGACGTGCACTTGATGCCCAACGGGTCGCACGACTGGCCGGGTACGATCCACGTAGCGACATGCCGCCTCCGGAGGCGTCAACAAGGGAACGTGAAAACGTCATCGGCGTTCCCTAGAAACCTGGCGAAGCTTCGGGCCCTGCGATAGGGTCCGGACTTGGTTGGTTTGGTTTTCGACCATGGCCCCTGCAGTGCGCGAGCTTACCCCTCCCCCGCGCTGCAGGGGTTTTCTTATTCCGTCGAGCCTGGCCCGCTAGGCTCGCGCGATATTAGGATGCGCGCCCAACGATTAGAGGTTGCACCGGGGGGCAACGGCGGTTAGTGTCTTCGTGTCGGAAGGAACCGACGGGAAAGAAAACCAAAATGCCTAACTCTAAAATAGTTGCTCGACATTTCGCGAACGCGCGCGCCGCATTCGACGCCGCGAACCCAATAGCTGCCAAGGCGACCCATCCGCTAGACGGCGAAATCAGCGAAGCTGAGTGCAAAGAAGCAACGCGTATAGCGGCGTCTGCGCCTAAGAGCACGCGATGCCATTGCGGGCGTGCGGCGCATAACGATGAGTGCGAATACGAGGGGCGTTTCTAATGAAAGTCACATTCGAAGTTACCTTGCCCGCCGGCGCATCATTCACCGACGACAACTCGCAAATGCTCGACACGTTTCTAGAGTTTCTTGCGCAGCAATCCTACGAAAAGCGCGACGCCATGGGCGACGACGTCGAGTTCACGGACGCGGAAAACGAAGCTATGGAGCAATCCGCAACGGTGACATTTTCGTGAGGCTCTGCGGCGCCGTGACAACGGATGACGAAGGTAGCGTTACGCGTTACCACGTCTTCAGTCTCGCTTATTTCATGTCCAAACTGAACGGCGGAGCACTGTTCGGCCTGGATGATAAGTCAGCGTCGCCGGAGGCGCATGGCTTGGCGCGTGACTTGACCGGTTTTTGGGTCCACGACGGAGCGCCCGGGCAATGGTTTTGGGGCGTCGCGCATGTTCGCGTGTCTCGAAACCGTGTGCTCGTTACGCAACACGGTGGGTACGATATCTAGTGAAGTATTCCGGCCCACTATTCGCGCCCGTCTCAACGGCCGACGTCGCCGCGCTCTTCGTCGCGAAGGGTTCGACGTACTGGACCGTTGACGGAGTCGACGCTTGGGACGAATCGAGGGACGCGCGCTTGTACCCGGGGCCGCTCCCCGTCGTTGCGCATCCGCCGTGCTCTAGATGGTGCCGGTTGGCCGGACTGGTGGAAGCGCGATGGGGACACAAGCGCGGCGACGACGGCGGGTGTTTCAAGTCGGCGCTCGATTCCGTGCGGCGATGGGGCGGCGTACTTGAACACCCGGCATACAGCGACGCTTGGGCGGCCTTCGGGATCGAACGCCCGGACAAAGATGGCGGATGGCGCAAGGCTGACGACGTCGGCGGATGGACGGCCCACGTTGAACAGTGGCGCTACGGTCACGCCGCGAAGAAAGCGACGTGGCTTTACGCCGTGGGTTGCTCTCTTCCGGAACTCAAGTGGGGATACAAGCACGACCACAAAGCGGGCTCACTCGTTTCGTGGTGCGGCAATCACGTTTCCAGCGGAGAGAATCGGCCGCGACTTGGAGAGAAAGCCGCGAAGGCAACGCCCCTCGAGTTCCGCGACGTGCTCCTAAAAATGGCGCGCTCGGCTACCCGCTGAGCTGCTCTAGATTTCAAACCCTAAACCCGGCCACTAGTGGCCACACATCGGAGACCAAATGAACGAAACCAAAGACCAGAAGAAACAAGCAAACCGAACGTACACGGAGCGCATTGCCGCACGCGTCACGGACACGCAACTAGAGCACATGAGGCGGGCCGCTAAGCGTGCCGGACTAGACCTCGCGACGTGGGCGCGCGTCGTGTTGGTTGCGGCAGTTACGCTGCCAGCTGACAACATTTGCGGGCAGACGATGCGCGGGAATCTCGCCGGGCAGGCAAAGGCGGAATCGTGAGCGGCGATAACGGCACGAACTTCAGTCAACCCATGAGACAAGCGCAGGCGGCGGCGCACGCGAAGGTGTGCACCGCCGTGGGCGACTACATACAGATCCTTGGGCGGCACACGCATCATCCGGAGGTCGTTTTAGACGCGGCGCTCGCGACCCTCGTTTCGTTCTTCGCAGAAAACGGGGTTCCTTTGAGCCAACTTCAAGAAAGGGTGAGCGACGCTTACGCGATAACAATGAAGTGCATCACGAAGGGCAACGCCAAAGAGCAGGCGGAAGAAAACGAGCCGCTGTTCTTCGCGCTCAAGAGAGAAGACGGAGCGCTTCCGGATTGGCGTCGAGGCACGCGCGCCAGCCTTCGCACGTGGGCGGCGTCTCTTCCGCCGGCGACTCGTTTTCTTGTGCGCAAAGAGACCGCCGATTCCGAGCCCGAAGAGTTCGTTACGAATTTGGAGTTTCGACACTGAAACGCGAGTCGCCATACCGTTAGTAGCAGAACGAAAAACAGAAGGCCGCGCACCCTGGCAGGTGCGCGGCCTTCTGTTTTTCGGCTTCCGGATTTGCTGCGTTCTTCGGCTAGAACCTGAAAGCTCTCCGAAGTAGAGACACAAAGTCAAGCGCCATCGCCTTTGTCTTCGCGCGCCGTCGCCCTCTCACGCGCCCGTCTAAGGGCTTCGCCGATTCGCTGGGATGCTTGTTCATCTTCGGCGAGGGACCGCCGGAGCGTGGGGCGTAACTAGGCGGCGGGGGTTCGCTGGGGAGGTTGAAGGTCAAGTAAGGGTGAGCCGGCTCGCGGCCTAGCATTTCCTCGCGGATTGACCTTGCGGTTTGACTCTCTTGCTTGATCCGAAACTCGCGCATGATTTCGAGCGCTTCGCCGGCGCGGCCCAAAGCTTCGACGGCGGCGGCTTCATCGATGTAAGTCGCGACCGCATTAGACAGCGGGCTTGGGCCGGCTTTGAGTTCCGCGGGAGCCGGGCCGCGGTCTTTCCATGCTTTCGCGTTCGCTACCTCTCCGGGGTTTAGATGCCCAGACGCGGCGGCTGCGTCAAAAGCTGCGCACCAAGTTTCCGCCACGCCGTAATCGGCTTTGATTTCCACGGGCGGCGGTACCTTCGGCGCGTGAATCGTCGCGGGCCCTGTCTTTGCGAACGTCTTGATTACGCCCGGCGCAACTTTCATCCTGACTTGTTCGGTGACGGTCTTCCGTTCGACGGTGAAAGGAAGTTCAGCCGGGCGCCAAGGTGACTTGACATCACCCGCCGCTAGTCGCCGTTGCCAGTGACGGTGAGAACTCACTTTGACTTTGCACTTCGGGCAAATGTCGTGACCGGATAGCGAGTTCAACGCGAGCGTGCACGCAAGCGGATCGACGGGCCCCGGCTTCACGGTCGCGTCCCGTGAAGATGAGCAAGAATCCGCAGCGTGATCCGCAGTCGCAAGCGAGTAAGGTACGCGAGCGCTTGCCGCACGCCGCGCACTTCATTGGTATTCGTTTGTTCGGTTTGGTCATTCATCGTTCTTATCCGTTTCCGTTGTTGGCCCCAACTTTTCGACATCACAATAGCAGGCGTTGCAAAGTGCAAAGAGTTCATCGCCGCATCCGAACGACCACGGCACCCAAAGATCGCAACGGTGGTTTCAATGAGCCCGGCCCAAGGTTGGCGAACGGACAGCGCTTTCATGCTTTCTCCAAATAAACGCTAGCGTCTAAGTCGTTGTGTATCGGTGGGGCGTGCCAGTGCACGGACTCGACGACGAAGTTTACGAGACCAACGTGCACCCCGTCGCCCTTTCTTGGAACCGGCCCGGCAAAAGATATGCGGCGTCCGCTTGGCAAAATAAGTACGTGTGTTTTCTGTGCGCTCATATCTCTACCAGTCCTCGTTTGAATCATATGGAGGTCGGCGGATAGGCGTCCGCCGACAACCGGGCGCCAGATATCCGGAGCCACGGTATTGAGTGTTCGCGCCGACGTACGCGTCGCGTGATGGGCCGGCGACGTCTCTCTTTATGGGTTGGTTTCGCACGCGTTGCAGCCGTGTAAACAGGCGGCATTCGCTTCCCACGCATCCGCGGCCGCAGTCGCTTACGTACCTGCCAATACCAGGGCACCAGATAGCAGCCGACCCCGGCGCGATAGTTTCGAGCTCGCTCACGATTCGTCACTCTTGCAAGCGTCGAGGTTCTTTTGCGCGGCGAGGCACCGCGCGATCCTCAGCTCGTTGCCTGTCAGAAGACAGCTGACTTGTCTTAGGTCTCGCGCGGCCGCTTCGTATACCAGTTTGCGCTTTACGTATCCGTCTATCAGTCTTTGACGATTGCTAGGCCGCTCGTCGTACGCCTCTTTGATGTCCGCGTCCGTCCACACCTTCGGGCTTACGTGGTTCACAGTTCCCCCATGATGCGCTCGCACAAAGCGGTGTTTCGTTTCGTGTCGCGCTTCGACTTGAGCGCGTGCGCTATGCCGCGTTCATCGCCGACGATGCACACGCCTTTCTTGCCGCGTGTGATAGCGGTGTAAAGCAACTGGCGAGTGAGCATGTAACTGTGCGTTGAGTGCGCGATGACGATGACCCACGGCCATTCACTGCCCTGCGATTTGTGGATGGTGAGCGCGTACGAAAGTTTCAGCTGGCGCGCGTCCGCCTTCGTGTATGTGACGTGGCCTTGTCGGTCCGCGTATTTCACGCGGAGCCCGCGCGCGTCGATGGACGCGACCGTGCCGCACTCTCCGTTGAACACGCCTAGGTTATAGTCGTTCTTCGTGTGGATCACTGGGTCGCCGACGCGAAGGAAGTTCGGTTCAAACCCCCATTGTATTGTCCCTGGAATGAGAGGATTGAACCGGGCTTGTAAGCGCTGGTTGATCTCTTCGGCCCCGGCCTTGCCTGTCTTCTGCGGGACTAGGATTTGCGGAAGTGCAAGTGCGCCTAGCCGCTCTCTCAAAATGCGTCCGATGTCACCGGCGAACTTTGGGATATTCGGAGCGGCGTCGACACTCTTGAAAATGAAGTCGGTGCGCTCCTCGAGGTCAAGCGCCTCGCCACTCAGAATACGCGGCGCGTTGGTGCATATCCACGACTCCGCCGCCGACCGGTGCACGTTGGTGAGACGTGCGCACGGAATGAGTTCCGACTTTACGAGGTCCGCAAGGATCGCACCGGGCCCCACGCTGGGGAGTTGGTTAGCGTCGCCCACTAGGACAAGCCGCGTGCGCGTTTCGTCGATGGCGTCTAGGAGCGAAGCGAAAATCTTCACATCTACCATGCTTGATTCGTCGATGACGACGACGTCGCAATCAATCGGGTTGTTCGCGGAATAGTAGAACGCACGCTCTGCCGGGTTCCATCCTAGAAGGCGATGAATCGTCACCGCTTCGGCGCCCGTCGCTTCGCTCATTCGCTTGGCCGCTTTGCCAGTCGGCGCTGCGAGTCGAACGAACTCGCCATCGCTTTGCATTCTCTTGAGCGCCGTCGCGAGAATCGTTGTTTTCCCCGTGCCCGGTCCGCCGGTGATGATCGAAATAGGTTCGCCCGTGATCATGTCGAGCGCCGCGCGTTGCGATTCGTCTAGTTGGATGCTCACGTGTTCGCCTTAGCTAGGTCTTCAATCAGCTCGTCAAAGTCAAACGTCTTCGCGCCGCGTCTGGCAGCGTGAAATGTGTGCCAGTCGTGCAGAACGTACGGCGGCATGAGCACGCACCACATATAGTTCGTGTTCATGAGCCAAAGCTCACGCCCCTTAGGCGTCGTGATTAGGTACGCGCCGCTCTCGTGTTTTTTTCCGATAGTGTTCATTGAGCTTCGTCTTTCTTTCGTTTGGTTTTCTAGTTCCACGCGTCGCCCCACCATTCGGTTTGCGGGCGTTGGATCGGGTCGCGCTTTCCGCGCGGCAGCTGGTAGCGGACCACGCACCATTCCTGTTTGCCTCCGCCTTCTCCGTACGCGGGGCGTCTGGACAAGTAGGCAACGTTTAGGATGTTCGCCACGGACCAAACGACTTCCCGACGGTCGACGCCCGCTAGACAGTTGAGCCGTAGCAGCGCCACGACGTCGCCCGAAGGTCCTGCGTCATGCATCGCCTTGACCATGAAGTCAGCGACGTCGATGCCCTCTCTCGAGGCGTCCGGCGGATTCATAAAGACCGTGGCTCCGCGCACATCAAAGCTCGGGCCGGTCTTCAAGTAGTCCATGCGCAACGTCTGCACGCGCTGCGGGCTACGGCCGCCAAGCGCTGGCGTTGGTTGGTACACGTCAGCGAATCGCTCGCGAATATGTTCGATCCATCGTGGGTCAACGTCCATCGCTAAGACCGTTTCCGACTCCGCCTCTAGGGCCGCTTTTATAAGCGATCCGCTTCCGGCAGTGGGCTCAACCACAAGCTTGCGACGCGCAACAAAACTTCTCGCGATCCGGCGCGCGAGCTTGGGCGGTGTGAACCACTGCGCCAAGCTCGCGTCATAGGCCGGGGCGATGTCCGGCATTAGTGAAAGCTGGACATCGCCGTCGCTCATGTGCTTGGCCCTTCGGTTTCAGACGACGGGCTGTAGTTCGACACTGCGTCGCCCTTTGCTTCGGCGGCGCGTCGGACTTCGGCGGCTTCCGCGAGTTGCTTCGCCAGCGCCGCGTTTGCCTCCTCTTTTTTCTGCGCCGCTTCCGCGCTGATCTTGGATCGCTCACCAAACGTGGCTTCAGCATCGTGCACTAGTTTATGAATGTCCGCGCCGGAGATGCCGGAGCACAAGAGTGCGTCAACACCAATGAGCACAGCAACCGATCCGATGACGCTTCGTGGCACGCCGGCGCCGCTAAGCTTGTCGCACGTCACCGCTAACGTCATCGCCGTCGCGTTCTCTACGGCGGCGCGCGCGTCAAGCTCCGCCCCGTCTTCCGTGACGTCGATCACCGAACCGGGCTCTACTGCGCCATGCTTTGACCCGGCAACCTTAGCCTTTGCGTCGATGACTTTCGCCGCGTTGCTCATTGTCTCTTTGTGTCCGGACTTGATGGCCGGGCGTTCTTCGTTTGTGTTTTCTGACATGGTCTCGCTTCCTATTTTCGTTGTTGTAAAAGCGCACGGATTCTATCCGCGCAACGTTGTTCATGCTTGTTAAGCGAGCGCGTAAACGTTCGCTTTCCATGTTGGACAAACTCGCCACGCTTGCGCATGATCGCGAGGTGCTTCGCCACTATGTCGCCGTCGATGCGCAGCACCTTTTCGGCGGAGATTTTCACGAGCTTGCCGGTCGGGACGTAGCAGTGCCCGGAGCCCGTGGCTTCTTTCATTGTGTGCCGTAGTCCGCACTCAATGCGTCCCACGCTGTCCTTGGGAACTCCCATGCGTTGGGCGATGGCGTCCGCGCGAAGGAACCCGAAACCGTCCACGACTTCGGCCAGGTCGAACGGGTTCTTTCGTAAGCGCTCTTCGGATTCGTCGCCCCACTTCGCGAGCATCCGCGCGACTTGGTTTTCAGTCATGCCCCACGAACGGAAGCGGATCATTTCGTCACGCTCTTTGCGAAAGGATTTGTATGCCTCGACGATCTCCGTTGCACGCTCCGGCGTGATGCCTTTCACTTCGACTAGTCGGCCGGGCTTCCGCTCAATGACGTCCCATAGTTTAGCCGCACCATCGAAGTGCGATAGCAGAGCTCTCGCGCGATTCTTACCCACGTGCGGAAGTCGCATAGAGATCCAAGACACTGCGCCGTTGTCCGTTTGCGGCACGGTCACGCGCGAAGTGATCACTTTGAACTGACGTCCGAACTTCTGGTGTTGAGTCCACTCGCCGTCGAGTTCAATCGAGTCCCCAACTTGTGCGCCTAGAAGCTTCCCGACTGCGGCGACTTTCCCCGTTGACGTGGCGATCGTTGCGATGCTCCAAAAGTCATCACCTACGATTCGGTGTTGTTCAAGTTCGCCTTTGATCGTTTCCACATTTACCCCTCACGTTGGTTTGATTTTTGGTGGAGCGTACGGGATTCGAACCCGCTCCCAGACGCGGCCGCTCCCTGGGTTGCCTACACGCCCCTTAGGCCGGAGTCGTGACGATGCGGACACCGTCACGACCTTTCATTGCACGGGCTCCGGCCAGCCCGCGACCGCCGCGTGATGCTCGACCCCGCCCAGAAAACGGAATCGTACGTGTCACGCGGCGCAACGTTCAGTCGTCGGCGAACTCGTTCCCGTCAATGTTCGACGACTCTCCATCAGGAGTGGACACGAAAGAATCCTCTCGCTTGTCGGCGGCGGCAATCGCTTCGTTCGCCATCGAATCCCATTCCTTCGCGACGGCGGCGTAAGAAAGAATGTCGTCGGTTGGTAGGAGGTACTGAGGCACGCCGTCGGCGGTGCGCGATTGCTCGATTGGCTCAAGTACGGGTATCGAGTACATGCCGTTGTCACTCATCTTCAAAGACAGGCGACACGCGTACGCGAATAGCGGCATGTTTTTTCGTGTCTTCTTTTTTGTCTTCTTGTCCACGTGTACGCGCGCGTTTTTGTGGTGCGTCGAAGTGTGCTTCTGAAACGGAGTGAGCCCCGTTTTCTTGAAGCGGATCATGATCGGCTTCTGCGTCTCTTGCTCTTCGGCCACGACGTTCATGACGTCGCCGCACCTGCGAACGTTCTTCCCTTCGTCATCGGTGAACCAACCATAGTCCGGACAGTCGAGGCACGGTCGACGTTGCCCGTCTTCCATCACTCCGGTAACGCGGTCGTTTGACTGGCAGTGCACGATCGTCTTGTCTAGACCCTGGTCGAACGAGTCCCACTTGTACGTTTTTTTCAACGTGAGCATGACGACGTCAATCGTCTCTCGCGTCTCTTCGCTCACGGTGTCAAAGAAGACGTCTTTCGTCATCGTCTTTCCGTGCTTGTCCTTCCCGCGCATGTTCCAAAGAATGGAGCCGATCTTGATGTCCGACGTTTCGAAGTCGTCAAGGCCGTCGACGAAGTCTGGGTCGTCAAAGAATGCTCCAAGCTCTTCGGCCGCGGCCGCGAGTGCAAGTTCCGCAGTCTCTTCGGGGTCAACTTTTGCGATGTCTGTTTTTGCTTTTGCCATGTGTGTCTCTTTTCTTTGATGGTGGTTTAGGACTTGGGATCAAGGTGTGCCGGTGGTGTATCGCGGTCGTGTGTCTCTTTGAAAATGCGATTGAACTCCCCTTGCCCGTGGTCGCGATCGTAGAGTCTATCGGATCCGTCACGTATCACGCCGTCACGCGAGACGAGTTTCAGCGGCACGCCGAACACGTAATCGAAATAGTAGGTTCCATCCCCACGGCGGCACGCATTACCGTAGGCGTCATCTATCTCCTGCTCACTTGCAACCTTGTGTTGTAGCGAACCCATGCCAACGGGGCGCCCTGCGTTTTGCAGTGCGGTTACGAGCGCCGCGAGTCGGACGGGGCGCGGTTTCGTATCTCCATCCACGGCCCACGAAACGACGACGTCTTTGAAGGCGGTCTTCTGGTTGACGTCTACGATGTTTACTTCTGGTTGAGTCATGTTTTCTTCCTTTGGTTTTGTTTCAGTCGTCATCGTCGAACCCGTCGAATCCGTCGAGTGTCTTTTGTATTTGTTCCAATCGTTTTTTTTCTTCGCCGATGGGCTGATACCCGTCGGTCAAGCACGGTCCGCGGAACTTGCACCGCGCACACATTTCGCCAGGCGCCGCGGGAAAGTGTCCGAAGCGAGCGGAGCCAACGATTGCTTTTAGGAGCGCGAGCAACCGAGGCGTGTCGCTCGCGGCGCGTTGCACTCTGTAGAACGCCGGTCCGCGGTGCTCGCCCTTTTCAAACTGGTGAGACTCCGGGGCACTGAGCCCCATCCACTCGAGTTCTTCCGGACGTGTGAGCATTTTCTTTTGCTTGCGCGTGTATGGGATTAGGTCCCTCATGTGAACGTACCGAATGTGTTCGGGGTACTCGTCAAAGCGCCTAAGTGAGAAGCGTTCAACCAGTCCTTGTAGCGCCAGCTCTTCGGGCGTCGTCGCGTCGACGCTGTCAAAGTCGTCGTCTGTCAAGTTGAGCTCATCTACGGCGTGTTGTGCGGCGGCGACTTCGAGACAGATGTTTTCAACCGTGTCGCGATGGCGTTCGCCTTCGACCTTTGGCACCGCATCGAACGGAACGAACCACGCGGACATGAGCGCGTTGCCGTAAATGCCGGACTGCCATCCATGGTCAAGGTCGATTTGGTGAGGTCGTTGCGCGCCGGTTTTCCAGTCGGCGAACGAAATGCGCGTGCTCACGTCGCCGTTTTTTAGGCGGGCTCTGTAGATGAGATCGACAGAGCCAGTCATCCATATGCCGCCAAGCTGATAAACGAAAGCGGACTCCGTCAACACTACTTCTCCCACGTGTTTGTGAAGGATCTCAAAGAGACCGTTCACCATGGCGAGCGCTTCGCTGCGGATCTTTTCCGGGTTTGTTTTGTACCAGTCGATGGGGCGCCCGTTTACTTCTGCGGCGAACTCCTCGTCAAAAGCTTTCTCGACGTGGGCGGGATCGACACGGTGAATCATCGTGTCTTCATCTGGAAGCGCGAGAACTTGCGGCGCTAGCTTGGACTTTAGAACGCGATGTATAACGCCGTGCGCCGCGTTGCCCACGGCGAGCTTTCCTCCGGCGTTTTCGTACGCGACCTTGCCGGCCGCGCGCTCCTCCTTCTTTCGTCGGAGTTGCGACGGGCAACCGAACTTCCCAATAAAACCGTTCAGATCCGATTGGTGGATCAAGTCATCGTGTCGGCCCCATCGTTGCCAGTTCCAAATGCGCGCCATCACTCACCCCCCTGCGGGTTGCATCGCGTGCACTCGGAATAGGGCGCCGCGTCCTTGTAAAACTTCGAAAGCCGATTGCTCGCTCCGTGGCGTTCCTGGTCAAGTTCTTTCGAACATGAGCGGCATAGGACGGGCTTGGCCTGAGCGAACTCGCCCATCACGCGCGTTCTGAAACCCGGGTGAGTGCCGCCCATGTCTCCCAGCTCCATGCGCTTTTCGTGCAACCACTCGGGCGACGCGTACTCTTGGTAGAAGAACTCGCTGTCAGGATGCGGCGGGTTCGAAATGCATATCAACTTCGCGTTTTTGTTGTTGAGCTTTTGCGCCAACCAGTCGAGCAAGTGATTCGCCGTCGCGTCGAAGTCGTCTTTCACTTTAGCCATTACGAAATGTCCACTTTGCCAGGGTCGACCTGGAAAACAGATTCAACTTTTGTGACTTTCACTTCTGCGTCCATGTGCCTCCGGAACACCGTTAGAGCGTTCATCGCGCCTTTGTGATCCGCGTAGTCATCGAACTTCTCTTGCGCCTCGAGGGCGGTCTTAGCTTCGACGATCGCCGTCCCTTTGTGCGTGACGGTGTAGCTGACCTCAAAGTGCTTCACCGGGCCGCCTCACGTCGTCGCTGCGCACGGTCCAGCTCTTTCAGCTCCATCATTTCGGAGTGGCTTGCGACGCCCTCTAGATCGCCGCGTGAGTCCCGCATCCCGCGTACCGAAAGAACCCTGGAACCTCGCCGTTGCATGCGTCGTTCGTACTTCGTTTTCTGTCCTGCTTTTCGTTTCACTGGTCACCTGCTTTCACCCGGAAAGCCCGCACGCCGTTGGGGGCGGCGGGCGGGCGATCGGGTCGCGGTTTTATGGCGCGAGTTACATGGTGCCTCCTAGGTTCGTGTTCACGAGGCCCGCGACCCCCTGGTCACCTCCCCTTTGGTCCGCGGAGTCATGGCCGCGGCACTGGCGTGTGTCGTCGCCTTGCGCCGGGATAAGCCCGGCGCGCCGTTACTTGCCCTTAGCGGCCTTCGCCTTTGCGGCCTTCTCTTCGGCTGCGGCCTTCTTTGCGTCGGCGGCCTTCTTTGCCGCAGCGACCTTCTTTCGGTGCGCCTTCTTTCCTTCGTCCATGTCTTCGCGAACCTGAATCCCATCCATGAATCCTAGCCCGTGCGCCTCCGATGACATTGTGTGTCGCGTTGTGTCCGGCTTGCGACCCTTCGTTGTGACGATGACTGTATAGTCGCCGGCATTCCTCAGCGCTTCGGGCGGGATTCCCTCCGGCGCATGCTTCGCAATGAGCGCTTCCAAATCGAGCACGCTCGCAAGCGTGAATGTCGCGGCCTTGGTTTCGATCGTCTTGATTGTTGTTTCGCTTTTCATACTTCTGTCCCTTGTCTTTGTTTGTTTTAGATGTCGTCAACGATGAACGTTTCAACGATGACGCCGTGAATGGTGTTCTTCTCCTTGAACTCGACGCGTTCCCCGCGAATGCGCTTTCGGGCGCTCAGGTACTCAAAGATCGTTTCTTCGAATCGATTCATGGGGCGGCCTACGACGGCTTTGAAGAACTTGCTCATGCTTCTGTTTTCTTCCGCTTCGTTACGAAGACAGTTGCACCCCATCGGAAGGAACCCGTGATTAGTGTTCCCGTAGAAGTGTCGGTTTCGTCCCTCGCCGCATCCGCATGTTTCAAGGTCGACCGCTTCGCCGCATCCTTCGCAAACGGTTTCCGGTCCAAGGTCCAGAACGACGACCGGTTCAATCTTATTGACGCTCATCGAAGCCCCTTGCGTGACGTTAGAATCGTCCACTCGTCTGCGTCCGCCCATACTTTGCAAAGTATGCTTGTGTGGTTTGTTTGGTGGTCGTAGACACGTTGCGCGGCGGAATACTTTTGCGAGCGGTACCGGTGACAAACGCCGTGCGCGTCAATCCATCCGACGACGTACCACCGTCCGGAGAGCTTGTTCGTCGAGTCTGATTTCAGTTTCATTAGAACCGGTGCCCGCGCGAACGTTTTGCGACGATGCGCGACGCCATGGCCAAGACTTCGGACACAGGTTTGACTTCGTCCAGTTCCCGTAAGCGTTCGTTGAATGGGGCAGCAACGCGAAAGCCGAATAGAGCGCGCGAAAACTCTTGAACTTCCTTGCTCCATTTTTCGATGGAATCCAGAAGGTCGTACGTGCTTTGGTTTTTGAGGTGCGTCGCGATAAGTCCTTCCGCGATAAACGGCGCATGGTCGCGCCACCCGTCAAGATAGGCCTTCGCGCGCGCCACCTCCGCTTCGTCGGAAAGCGGACCGATGTGCATCCGTAAGAAGTGCACCGCGAAACGAAAGTCTTCGGCATTGCAGCATGCGCACCCGCCTGAAACTGGTAGCCGGCAGTATTGGCAAGATTTGCCCGCGTGGTCGCGGTCAAATGACGCCTCGGCAATGCCAGGTGTGACGTCATGTTTATGTCTCCACGATTCCAGCCGACGGCGTGCGCGCGCCTTTCGCCGTCGGTTGTCTCGCGCGTTCACTCGGCCGCCGCCATAAGTGCGATCATTCCAACAACGATCAGCGCTTCGCGGCGACGTTGCGCGCGTTCCATCGACGCGACGAAGGCAACGGCGAACGCGCGGTGATGCTCTGACTTAGCTCGCTCTTTACGAATGGTTAGTATCTGCGCCGCGCGCACCTCTGCCAAAAACTCCGCTTCGTCTTTCAACTCGCGGTATTCGTTCGCCCATGGGGTCAACGCGTTGTTGAGCGCGGCCACGGCGGCGTCACTTTCTGGACCCCAGTCTTTCCCCATCGCTACGTTTGCGCCGATGATTTGATTTCGGAAAACTTCGCGCGCCGTTTTTACGAGCTGCGCAACGGTCGGCGCATTCACGCCGCTACGTGGATTGTTTGACGCGGGTGCGCCCCTGTCGTCTGTCATGTCTCTACCCCTTCTGGTTTCGTTCGGCCGGTCAACCAAACTTGTCGTCACGTTAGCGGCGGCGCGCGGCTTTGCAAACTTCTTTTTTCAACTGTGTGCGTTTTGTTTGCCATACGTGACGTTGCAATACGTTTGCGTATTCGGTGCGTCGACGTTTTCAAAACTTGCTTAGGCGGCGGCGTGCGCGTATTTGTGAGCCTCCAAACCAACCCGAAGGACACCCTTTGACAGACGAAAAAACGCCGCCCAACGAAGGCCCCGGCGAGCCTAAACCCTTTCACCTAAAACCCGTCGACGGTGACACGAAGGACGCGCCGCCTGTGCTCATTCCGAAGCACCTCGAGGACCTAGAAGCGTCCGGGTTGAACGCCGAAACGATCGCGGCGTGCGGCATCTATTCCGAAACCGCGAGCGCGCCCGTCGCTGCTTGCCTGGGGTATGCGTGGCGCGGCGGCGGCGGGATGATCATTCCGTTTCGTGACTACGATTCGCGAGCGATCATCTTCCGCAGAGTCAAGCCGGACAAGCCGCGGTTTCGCGTCCGGAAGGGGAAGAAAAAACCGGTCAAGTATGAGCACCCGCGCGCCATCGCGACGGCGCCGTACTTCGGACCGTCGACGCTCAACAAGCAACGGCTCGGAAGCGAAAACCGAATCGTTTGGACCGAAGGCGAAAAGAAGACCCTTGCGCTAGACCAGATGGGATTTGCCGCCATCGGCCTGACGGGCGTGCACAACTTCAACGACGCGAAGAAACTGAAAAACGGTGACGGGCTCGCGTGGCATCCGGCGTTGGTCAAAATCGCCGGGCGCTACATCGCGAACAAGGACCACTATATCGTCTTCGATTCGGACTCTATGACGAATGACGACGTGATGTTCGCGGCGCGGCGTTTGGCGGGGTTGCTGCTCGACACGAAGGCGCGTTCGGTGCGTTTCGTTGTCATCCCCGGCGGTGAAAAAAAGTTGGGCATCGATGACTATCTAGTCGAGCACGGCGAAGCGAAAGCAAAGGCGCTTTTCGACGTCGCGGCAAAGGTCGCCATGGGCGAAGAGCTAGAGCCCATCGCGCCGCGCGACCCGCTCGTAAAACTCGATTCGCTCGCGTGGTTGAAACCCGCGAAGGTGAGCCCGGACCTTCGCTTGCCTCCGCGCTTTGAGATTCGTCGCGACCGCTCTTTGTGGATCGAACCACTGGATCCGCAAGCGGACATGAAAGAGCTTACGCGTTCGGTGGTGCTCCCTGTTCGTCTCATGCGCGAGCACGCCGGCGAAGCGGAGCGCGTCGAACTTGCATGGTTCGTTCGTGGCGAATGGCGGCGCGCCGTCGTCAACCGGCATTCGTTGCGAGACTCGCGGAGGCTGCTCGCCGACACGCCGCCGTCGATGGCCATCACTTCGAATAACGCGAGCGCCATCGTCGCATGGTTCGAAGAATACATGAGGCACAACGAAACGCGATTGCGATGCGTGAGCTACGTTAGCGTTGGCGGGTGGCAAGACAACATAGCGGGCACCTGCTTTATGTTGGACCAACCCATCGCGAGGGGCGTCGAAGAAACGCTAGTAGGCGACGACATGGGAGACAGCGCGAAAACGCTTTCGGCACTCAAGCCGAAGGGTAGTTATGACAAGCACATAGGTGTGCTTCGTGAGGCGTTCGAAGCGGATGACACCGCGGCGATTGCGATACTCGCGGCACTCGCCGCGCCGCTGCTCAAAGTGTTCAACGCGCCGAACTTCACGATCAACCTTTACGGAGATTCGTCGACGGGCAAAACGTCCATGATGAAAGTGGCGACGTCGACGTACGGCGACCCTTCGTCGCCTCAGTGGGTCGCTAGTTGGAATGCTTCCGCGGCCGCGATGGAGGCCAGGGCTCAAGTCTTGTGTGACTTGCCGTTGCCCTTTGACGAGGTCGGTTCGGGCGAACAACGCGCGATTGAAAAGTCCGTGTACATGCTCAACAACGGAACCGGCCGCGCGCGTTCAAATCAGCAACTAGGAACACGCGAAACGGCAAGTTGGCGCAGCATTGTTTTCTCGACAGGCGAACACCAGTTGGTTGACCGTCACGCAACTACGGGTGCGCAAATCCGCGTGCTTCAGTTCAATGTGGTTCGCTTCGGCGGGGAGCGCGGCGCGGCGTGGGTCGATACGATGCGCGACACGTGCGAGGCGAATAGCGGCAACGTGGGGCGCAGGTGGATCGAAGCGCTGGTTGACGTCGATGACTGGCGCGGCGTGATCGAAGAGTATGAGGACGCGAAGGCGTGGTTTCGTGAGAACGCGCAAGGTCAGCTCATGAAACGCCAGGCGGTTTACTTCGCGCTCATGTGGATGGCGGAATGCCTTGCGCATGAATACCTCGGCTTAGGCGACGAAAACGGAGAGACGGTCAAGGCGTTCTTTTTGGACGAAGACAACCGCGAGGAAATCGAGAGCGCGTCGACGCGCGCGCTCGAATGCGTTTCGCAGTGGCTTGCTTCAAGCGCGGAATCTTTCCCCGCTTTGGTGTCGGACGCCGGCGGAAAGCTCAAGACAGAGCGAAAGCAAGTCGGCGCACGTCTGCTCGCGGGCGTCCGCCACGGCACAAGGGTCTACGTGCTTACGTCCGCCCTTCGCGATCGTCTTTCGAAAGAAGGGATCAACTATTCAGAAGCGTGCGGCGGATGGAAGCGTGAGGGCTTTACGGCGTGCGATTCGAAGCGGATGGATACGCGGGTCAAGTTCAACGGGGAGCGCGTTCGCGTAGTGAGTTTGTCTTGCGAAGCGCTTGGAGTTGAACCACTGGACGAAGACGAAGCGGCGCGGGAGTTTCAGGATGCATAGGCGTGAACAAGAATACGAAAGCGAACTTTTGTATTGGGCTCTATTCGCTTGGCGCGCGATTTTGTGGCGGCGCTACTTCCGCACTGATGATTGCGCGAAGAGAGCAGCGAACGCGGTCTTTCGGCACTCCGATTGCGTCCGCGGCATGACGGAGGCGTGGCCCAATGAATAACCGTGACAAAACGTTACGTTCGTTCCCTTCTGTCACATGGTCACGCGTTGTGACATACGTCAACATATATGAGGGTGCACGTATGGTCATAAGCGGAGTGTATCCATTTGTTCACGGGCCACGTGGGCCACGGCACCTCTGTAAGTCTGCGGAATCATTGGCGTGGCTCACGTGGCCCACGTGGCCCACCGAAATCATGGGGGGTCGGATGCGCATGCAGGCGGGTGCGGGTGCGGGCGCGCACACGAGCCTATGGCGCAGACGGTGGGCCATGTGGGCCACACTCAATGAATTGATTGAATTTCTATACATATATATATGGAAAACCGGCCCAAAACGGCCAAAACTACATGTAGTACACCGTGGCCCACTTTCAAAAATCCAAAGTGGGCCACACCTCAAAAAGTGGGCCACGGGAGCAAGGTAATGCCTAAAAACAAGTCTAGAGTTCGTGGGCCACACCTCGAAAAGCCCACGGTGCAGGGTTCAAAGCCCCAAAAAGCCAAAACGGCGACCAAATCGAAAGAGAAACGCCCTGCAAGCGCTCCTAAGCGCCGAAAGCGTTCGCCTAGGTCAAATCCCACCAAGGTGAAGAAGGAATCGACGAGCACCGCCGTCTTGCCCCGGGAATCGACGCCTGCGGTCGTTTCAGACGAGCAGCGGCGCGCCGTCGGCGTCGCTCTTTTGGAGATCTTGAACTTCCCCGCGGCGCTACTCGCGGATTTACCCAAGGCGTTCGCCATCCGATGCCACGTCCAGCGCGTCGATCCCCGCGACGACGACGGCGAGTTCGTCATCGTGACCAGCCAAGCGCGTTACACGGCCGCGCGCGCCGCAGGCGTGCCCGCGTTCACGGGGAGCGAATGGCGCGCACTCTCGCGCGCATGCGAGCACGGGCGCGTTGGGCGGCGTGAGTTGCGCAAGTGGCTCGCGCTCAAACGCAAAAATCCATCGTGGAACTTGACGTCGCACACGGCGTATGATGCCGGGTTCGGATGTGTTCCCACCCTCGCAAAACAAAAACCAACGTGGCGCGTGGGGCAAGTGCTCTCACGTTTGCACGCGAACATTATCAAAGTGGAGATGAGCGCATGAGGACACACGCCGACGTGAAACGGGACTTTTTGAGAATGCGCGAGCGACGCAGGTACGCGCAATGGTTGCTCACTGTCGAAGTTGCGCTTTCGCAAATGAGCGAAGACGACATCATCGACACGCGCGCGAGAATGTTCAAGTCACGATGGTGGACGTCATGACAAAGACTTGGCGTTGCAATCGATGCGGATGGCTATCACCGATGGATGCGCGAGCGTGCGCGTCGTGCGACAAGCGCAAGCCGCGTGCAAAGAAGGCGAAGCCGCCGCCCGTCTTTCGCCCTTGGAAGTGCGTTATCGTCGCACTCGACGCGGGAAGCAAAAGCGGTTGGTCGGTATGGGCGCTCGGAAAGCTTGTCGAGTCCGGCGAGTTCAACATTTACACGGACGCGGGCGTCGCAATGGTCGCGGAAGTTTGCGACAAAGCGCGCACGCTCGCGCTCAAACTTGGCGTGCCTTGGTGCGCATGGATTGAAGCATCATGGGGCGGACACATGGGCGTCGTGGGGCGCGCCGGAGCGGGTTGGTACTGGACCTATGCGCTGCGCAACGCACAGCTACCGATCGCGCGCATCGGCGACGTGTACCCGTCCACCTGGCGCGCCCGTGCGTTGCCGAAGGGCGCAAACGGAAAGAAGCGCGACGACGTGCGCGCAGTTGAACTCGCGACCGCGCGAAAGATGGTCGAAGGTCGCAACGTGGGCCAGGACGAAGCACCCGCTATACTCATTGGAAAATGGGCAACGCAAGCGGGCGAGACTGGCGAACTGTTACCAAAAAACCAAAGGACAACGACATGAGTGAAGACGAAAGCCAACGCGGCATATCGCGCGAAGAGTTCGACGCGTGGCAAGCGAAGTTCAAACGACTCGCACCCAACTGCATCGGAAGTGATGCGCAGGTGAACGAATACTTTGAGTCGCTTCAAGACATGCCAACGCCCTCGCTTCGAAACGCGTTACAGCGAAAGCTTGACCTAGAGACACGGGGGTCGGATTTGTTCAACGAACGCGCAGCTCGGCCGGGCACCGACTACGGCATGCCGCGCGCTGAGTTTGACGAGTTCGTTGAATCGATGCGCGCGATGGGCCACCCGGTACCGGAAGATTTGTTCGCCTACCTCCGCTGCCTTCCTATCGGGCAGGCACGCGACAACCTCGCGGCGCGCCTCAGTCATGCCAGCAAGGCGACGTCATGAGTACGCGAACGCGACGCATACGACGGCGGCGAAAGCGGAAAGCGCAAGCCTTCGAACGCGCGTTCAGTCGCCTAGAATGGCTGCAAGGTCTGGCAAAAAAACTGAACGAATGCCTTGCGCCATCGTTCACCGTTGACACGGAAAAACTGTCAACGCGCGTAGGATTGACACCATGAACGCGCGCGAGCATGCACACAGGCCCGGGGGTAACAGTATTGGGTTGCTCGT